GTGTGGTGATTCAATCACAAAACAATTTGACAAAGACTGAATCTGAAACGGGTTTCCGACCGCTGACATCGGACTTCCTTGTGGAACGACAGTCCAATCCTTGAATAGATCAAAGATCTCACCTTCACTCATCGGATTTTCGTACTTGTTCTCGATCCGTGCGAACTCTTTCGCCAACCTGTAATGCATGTCAACGGGCGATTGTTCGTATATGTTTCCCTTTAAGTCTTGTAGTGCATATTTTCCTGCAAAAACATCAGCCGCTAGTTCGTCGCCGTTAAAGTAATTCACAGACGTCGCACGAACATCATCATACGTGTATGATTTCATCAGATTCTTTCCTATCACCGCAAAGTCTCAATGATCACATAACTATTAACTTGAAGAACCATGTTAAGCCGTCGTATCTGTCGTCGATGCTTTCTGTAACTCGGGGTCATTTTTAAGTTCACGCCACTTTGATGTCAACGCACGTTTCAGCGCTTTTTCATCATCGATTGAAGCCTCTTGGAGATCACCTTCTCGTCCAACAATTTCAAACCCGCTCTGTGCAGTGTCAATCTTGATCGGATAAACGATTCCGTCTCGACCTGCTCTGTTTTTTGCGATGTACAGCCTACCAGAACCTGAAGCCTTTTCATGTGAACGACGTGAGATCGACAAAACAACGTCAGCGATCATTGCCTTTCCATACGCTTCACTCATGTTGTTCAAGTCAACAATTTCTGTAGTTGAACCTTCTTTATTGCTCTGTGATGCAGTCCAGATCGGCAGACTTTTCTCTGCGGCAAATCCACGTAATTCTTCATAGATCAACTTAAGTTCATGACGCAAAGAATCGTACTGACGTGTTGAGCGTAAGATGTCAGCATAGTCGATGATGATTATTCCGGGTCTAAATCCTTTTAGGTCAAGCCTTTCAATGTGACTACGAATCGTATAGATCGAGGCACTGTTTGTCGGGAACTCCTTTATCATCAATCGACCCAATTTCATTGACTTGTACTTGTCAATGACGTCATTCTTATTATCGATTACGTCGTTCGAATTCATGTTACACAAATTCGAATCGTAACGTCTTCCTACGGCTGCCTCAGAAAGCTCGAGAGTGTAGTGCAAAACATCGACACCTGCCTTCAATGCATTTGCACCAAGAAACGTTAAAAAGTGTGAATTGTGTGACAATACGTCATCTGTAAAATACGAATGTGCAATCGCAACCTGCATGTCATACAAGCGTTCAATTTTTTCAGTTTCAATCACATTACTGACTCTTCTAAACGAACCATTGCACACAATAATGTCATCTTGTACAAGATCTGAAACCTTCATCCATCCTTTATCTTTTGTCAAAATAATGTGATCTGCTGCACATTCTAGACAACTAATGTGATCTTCGAGTACAAGTGAATTTAAATGTGAATGACATAAACACACTATTTTTTCAGGTTTTGTTAAACGAAATCCTTCAACTTGATAATAACCGTCTAACGACAATGACTCAATTCCCCACTTATTTTGAAGATATGAATCGCCAGAATCATCTGATTCTATTGCGTCATTAAAATGACCAATCTGATCAAATAAATCGCCAATTCTAATTTTTTCTGTTATATCACTGCATTCGATTGTAAGCATTTTTGATTCTTTCAATACATTCATCTTTTGAATTACGCCACTCGGTTTCCCAAATTACAACTACTTCATAACCCTGTTCACGTAGTTCATTTAATTTACGAGCATCACGATCCCATACTTGTTTACTTGAACGATTAGTAATCTTGTTAACGTGAACTATGTTATACAATTTTGGATTGTGGTGCCAAAAGTCACCAAAAAATTCAACAATAAGTTTGTTTTCATAATTGACATAATCACAACACCATCCAGAGACAGGAGAATTTTTTTCGCCTCCTAAAATGGAAATAAGAGTATCACTAAGTTCATGTTCAATCTTAGATTTTCCAGAATGATTAATATGCTGTCCAATTTTTTTCAATGCTTCATCAGTATGCTTCCTTCCAAACATTGGATGTTTATCACCAGTTCGACCAAAACATGGTGTCAACTTTGATGCTTCACTTCTAGTGACGCCTTTTCTGTTTGAAATTGACGTTAATGACATTGGATTTTTATCACCGCTATATTTCAAACTTCGTTTGATATGAGTTTTTTCATTATTTCCTTTTATCGATTGTTCTCGTTGAAACTCAATAACTTTTTCTTTTGCTTCAATTTCACTAAACCCCTTTTTAGTCCAATGTTTGATTTCAGATGGAAATGATCTCCATTCTAAAAATTTTTTTCTATTTTCTACGTTTAATAAACGTTTCTTTTGTGCAATAGAGTTATTTTCTATTGCTTTTTGCGACATTTGTTGCACTTTACAATTTCCAAATTGTAAACGATAATCGCACATTGAAATTTTATGTTTTCTTGTAATGTGAGAAATCAAAGATCCCAATGATTGCTTTCCACAAATTTGACATTTTAGAATAATCTCAGACGAGTTCATCTGATTCAATAACGTCTCTTGCAAAGATTTGACCTCGTTTTGTGGCAATACGATCCCATGGTTTATAGATGATTCCATTAATTTTAAATCCGGTATATTTGACATGAACGTAAGTATTGCGTTGCACACATTTTCCGACTCCCGTTGCAGCGATCACACAACCCAGTTCTCCGGCACCTAGACCACCGTTAAGAATATCCTTTTTATCAAGTTCCATCAAACCCGTTGGAATGCAGTTACGTTGCAACTTTGTGAATCTTGCCTCATAGTCGGCAAAAAAATCATGGCCGAGAGCAGGGGTTGTTCCTACACAGACTGCCTTTTTGATTCCCTCAACGATCTGTTCATACTTGTCTGCTTGCATTTGATCCACCGCTGTCTCAAGTGCTGCCTTCAATGCTTGTTTTCTGCAGAAGTCAAGAGCTTTTTCTTTGACGTATGACAAGTCGCCAGGATCTGGATTCATCCTCATTCTTTGGAGATAGTCAATTATCTGATCACGTAGAATTACGTCCGTTCCGGTCTTGAGTTCATCACGGATTATCGTGACAAGAAGTTGTAGCGTTGGAAACACCTTGTATTTCTTGGCATGTTCAAAGTACCTGTCAGCAAGAAAAGTCAAATACTTGAGTTCAAGATAGTTGACATCGAACACCTCTGTCATCTGTTCGGCAAATTGTCTGTCTGACAATAATGCCTGTACGATTTTTTCTTGAAATGAGCGACCATATTGTCCGAATGTGACCTGTGTCATACGTATTGTATTCCTTCTATGCAATTAAAAACGTGAAAAAAATCAGCAACGTCAAAATCACCGATACCTTCTTTGACAAGCTGCTTGACGAGCCCCATCTTATTAACCCTAGGTACAGATGTACTGATCACGTGATCAACTAATTCTCCCTGACTCGCCGACAACATACCTCCATCAAGAAACACCAGTTTCCAATTTCGTTTTACGGTGTCCCACTCATCAACAATTCTCTTGTAGATGATCGAGTCTTCAGAATGTGCGGCTGCATAGTCATAAACATCCTGGAGTAGGATGTCCTGTTCTGTTCCCAAAAACGGGAACTTTTGAGACACGGTCTTGAAACCCAAACCCTTGATTCCGGGTATGTTGTCTGACGGATCACCACACAGTGATTTTGCAATCGCGAAATTTTTCACATTGACCCTAAATTCAACGAGAACGTCAGCTGGTTGAATGTATGTCTTTTTGTGCAAACTATAGATCTTCGTTTTATCATCCAGCAGTTGATACAAGTCTTTATCTGACGATGCCACGATTTTTGGTACGTCTTTCATGGGACCACAACACAAGTACGCGACAACGTCGTCGCCTTCGCAGTCTTGTACATATACCTGACATACAGGGACACACTTCAACATTGCCAACAACGCTATGATCTGATGCTTCTTGTTTTCTTCTGTATCAGGTATGTCGTCGCCGTAAAAACGATTGAGTTTTTCAGGTTTTCTGTTGAGCTTATACTCTTTGAAAATGCTCCTTCTGCGTGTTGATCCTCCTCCCTCCCAAGCGAGGTACACGGCTCGAGGTTGTTGTTCATTGACCAACTTTCGAAGTGTCTTGAGAAACCCGATGCACCCACCCATCTGGTACCCGTGCGATGACATCTGGGGAAATGCTGCCCAGCTTCTCATGTAGAGATTCATGCAGTCGACAATTAAGACTAGTCTTTGATCTGACATGCTCTAAAGTATCACATGAATCAACTATAGTTCACTTAATTCCAGTGCTACCAAATCCTCCAGCACCACGATCTGTATTTGATAGATCACTAACAATAAATTTTGCTTGTTTTACGCTTGCAAACACCAACTGTGCGATCCTGAATCCCTGAAGGATCTCAACGCTTTCTTTTCCGTGATTGATCAACAGAACCTTCACTTCACCGCGGTAATCACTGTCAATCGTGCCGGGAGCATTTAGAACAGTTATCCCGCTGATGAGAGCAAGACCTGACCTCGGTCTGATCTGGCACTCGTACCCTTTGGGGACCTCGAGATAAATTCCCGTGCTGAAGAGGTGGCGTTCTCCAGGCTGCAACACGTATTTTTCTGTGCTCACGATGTCACAACCAGCAGATCCCGCAGTCAGATACTGCGGGATCACATCAGAGCTCGATTTAATCTTGACGTAGATCATTTATTCCTCAATTTCAAGGTACTATACGACCGATGGCAACTACATCATGACCGTTTTCACGAATTTCAAATTCTGAACCTGGACGAAACAGTGCTTTTGGCATAAGAGGTTGTACACGCATCAAGTAGTGTGTTTTATGATCCATATTCGGTTGCATC